ATCATTGAGTGCAAATTAACCAAAGATTATCCAAAGGATTATCCTGAAGATTGGCGTGGTTGGATTCAGTTAAAAACTCAAGTTGAAATCACTGGTTGTTCTTGGGGCGTTCTGGTGGTCTTTAGTCATATTGCTAATGAGATTAGATACTTCTTCTATGAGCGTGATCCAGCCTTTAGTGAGCAGCTAAGACTTTTAGCTGATGACTGGCAGAAAAGGGTTAAGACAGAAACTTACTTTAACCCTGAAACTTCTGATGATGCTTATGTGATGTTTGAAGATATACCAGTGGCTGAAGATGTTCTGGAGATGGATGAGAGTTACACAACCATTATAGCTAGACATGAAAACATCAGTGCTGAGATTAAGCAGCTACAAAAAGAACAGGACTGTATACAAACTGCATTAATGGAAAAGATAGCCAATCATGAGAAGGCTGTTTGTGGCTCATATCAGCTTGACTGGGGCTACATTAATTATAAGGCTACACCTGAGAAGGTTGTTCCTGCAAAGGAAGCCAGAAGCGTTAGACGTAAGCAGGTGAGGATTAAGGATCGAGGGGCAGCAGACTTGAAGGGAGCGTTATAAGGAGAGTTTTGCCACTGCCCAAAAATATTATAGAATAAACATGGAGAGTTTAGATATGAAAACAGAATTAAAAAATAAAAAAAATAAGTTGACAGAACGCACAACCACTCAGGCTATTTGGGTAGACTCAGAGATACATCAGTTGCTTAAGGAGCATCAGGTAATGTCTAGGAGCACAAGAAGTCTAGGTGAGTTGGCAGCCCATTACATCAAGCTAGGCATTTGTGATGCTAGGAGTACGGACAAATGACTCAGTACACTGATCTTATAAAACTACAAGCCTTAAAGAATGAGATTGATAAGTGGTCTCAGAAGATTAAGTCTCACTATATGCAAACTATGTATGGTGATGGTTACTATCAGATAATTTTTAACGATGATTCCAGAGAGGTTATGTACAACGATGGAACAGTTGAAAGAACTGAATCACCCCATGACTTTGAACAGCTTGTTAGATTGTACGAGCAAGATCATGGTGAGCAGTGGTAAATTCCAGAAACAAAGGTGCAGCTTTTGAGCGTACTATCGTTAAGCTGATTAATGACTTTTGTGAAAAACGTGGATTTGATGAAACTGTTAAAAGGAATTTGGATCAATACCAGAACAAAGGCATGGCTGATATCTATTGGCGTAATTTTGCAATTGAGTGCAAGTGTTATGCAGGAAAAGGATCAACCTTTGCCCAAGAGAAATGGTGGGCTCAAGCTTGTGAAAGTGCTGGAGACACATTGATTCCAGTGTTGATTTATAAATACAATCGCAACAAGGCTAGGTATGTATTACCAGCAGCTTTAATGTTTAAAGGTGTACCATTGAGCAATCAAAGCGTAATTGTTGGCTATGTTGATGACTTGTGTAATGACATTGATGTAATATTAAATCATGCACATAATATTTGATGACGATTTTGAAGAGTTTTGCTTTCGCAAGTATCAGAACTATCTGTTAGGAGCTGAAGCATTAGGGATCACCGATGTCGGTGATTTTTGGAGCTACAAGACTAGGAACATTGAAAGTCTTGAAGCAGAATATAACGAAGGTGCAGACAGAGTTTTGCACTGATTTTAAAGGAGCGTGCTATGGATTTTTTTGAAGAAAATTCTGGTGAAGGAAATGGGTCAAATTCTTATCTTAAGTTTTTGGCAAAAGAAAAGGCGTGGTATATAGGAGAGAATGTCTATGACATGGAATACATCCTACTAGACCCTGATACTATCCAGACTGGTCTGGGCAGATATTCAGGTGGCTATGAGTTTGAATTCTCTGATATTCCATTTAGTAAAGTCGAAAACAAAGAAGGCTGGAAAAAAGCTTTTAGCGTTTGGGCTTTCACAAGCGATAAGCAAGTCGTGCAATGGGAACGAGCAGCATGGGGAGAGCTACAAGGCTTTAAATCCATGTGTGAGAAGTTCTGGATGCAAAAAGCAGCTAACGAAGGTCAGTTGCCTTGCTTTAGATACTTAGGCTCAAGACCTGTTAAATTCGATTCTGGTTTTTCCAGCGAAGTACCTGAGTTTGAGTTTGTTGCTTGGAAACCAAGACCAGCAGAGTTTGTTATTCCTGCATGGGTAAATGATGAGGATGTGCCAGCACCTGTTGCTGAAAGTCCTGTTGAGAAAACAGTGGTAACTGACGATGACATCCCATTTTAATGACAAACGAGGATTGGGCATCAATAGCTAAACCTATTGGCTTAGAATTACTTGGCGAACCAAAGTCTGTAACATCGACTGAGGTTCGCTGGGGTACTCATGGCTCTTGGGTTTTGAATATTGAGAAAGGACAATTTTATTCCTTTGAATTAGATCAAGGTGGTGGTACTATGTGGCTACTCAAGCACTTCGATCAAGATATAAACGAAACACTTAAACGATTTGGTTTTGGCGATGAGGGAGCAATGTCTGACGACATTCATTTTATCTCCCCTAAAAAAGAAGCACCTTCATCGCCATCTTTAACCAGAGATCAATTTGTCGAACTCTGGTTGCAGGCAAGCATCAAGTTAAAATACTCTGATGACTTTGCAGTGCTGAGATTCCCAGAGGGGCATCCTAGAAGCAAAATCAAATATGCACCTTTTAGCAAACGTGGTGATCTTTGGTATATGAAACGCCCAGAGGGGCTTATGCCTTTGTATCTATCTGAGGGAGATAGCACTAAGCCAGTTTTATTGGTTGAGGGAGAGAAGGCTGCACTTGCTGCTTCTGAAATTTATCAACATCAGGTGGCTTGTCATCATGGTGGCTGTAAGGGCTGGGATAAAACAGACTGGTCAAGCATCTATGGTAGGCAGGTTTACATATACCCAGATAATGACGAAGCTGGGCTCATGTTTGCACAAGAGATATCCACTTATTTAAGAACCAATGGCTGTGAAGTAACTATTGCAAAACCTCATGCAGATTTGCCAGAAAAAGGTGATTTACATGAAGCTAAAGAATTGGGTCTTTACAGCGATTCTGATGCTCTTGAGGACTATATTAAAAACACCCCAGTAGACAGACCTAAAGGAGCTTTATACTTCGAGAGAGCTGATTTGGTGATGTCTCAGGTGGATAATCCTGATTGGCTTATTAAAACAGTTGCAGAAAGGTCTAGTTTGCTTGGTGTATTTGGTGCACCTAAGTCTGGAAAGTCTTTTGTGGCTATTGCTATGGCAGCAGCTATAGCTAATGGCTCTGACTTTTATGGACATAAAGCAAAACGTGCTCCAGTGGTTTATCTATGTGGCGAGGGTAAGCGTGGGGTCAAACGTAGACTTGCAGCGTGGAATCAATCAAAGGAAAGCCTAGATGGTGCTCCTTTATTCTTATCTAATAGAGGAACTCGAATACTTGATCCAGACGAATATGCCAAGCTTATAGCAGAGCTAGATATGATTGCAGCTCAAGAAGGTGAGTTAAGTTGCATCATATTTGATACGCTTAACAGGAACTTTGGAGCAGGCTCAGAGAACAGCACTGAGGACATGACATTGTTTATTAGTAGGATGGATGAGCTTATCCACAAATACGAAGCTGCTGTGATTATAGTCCATCATACAGGACACTCATCTAATGGCAGGCAGCGTGGGAGTTCTGTGCTGGGTGCATCAATGGATTATGAGTTTAAGATTGAGCGTAATGATGACACTAAAACTGGTGATACCCATAAAACAATGTTTGTAACTATGGAGCAGACTCTTAATAAAGATGGCATGGGAATGGAGAAGATTAACTTTGAATTTAAAGAGGTTGAGCTTCTTGGGTTTGAGGATTTGACTTCTGGTTACTTAGAAGTAACAGATCATGTGATTGAGAAGAAGGCAAAGCTAAAAACCACTCATGCTGAGATTAATAGAGGTCTTAAAAGACTTGCTCTAGACAAGGCGATTGCCGAAGGTGGCAATGAAGAGGATTACACCTTTTCCATTGGTGATCTGGTGGGTGTATGCAAGACTCAAGCTGATAATGATATGAAGCGATCTAACATTGCTCAGTATATTGGTGAGATGGTGGAGATTGATCAGGTTATCAAGATTGATGACCAGTATCAGTCAATTGAATACAAAAAAGTGGTGAAATTTAGTGATAAATTCAGTGCTTAAAAAAGTGTATGTAAAATATGTATGTGTGTATGTAAGTGTATGTAAAATCGTTGAAAAAATGTATGTATGTGTATGTATATCCTAAAGGATACATACACGTACATTCAAACGTACAGACAAAATTTACATACAAATTAAATTATGAAAACTAAAGAAAAAAAACAATATTCTGCTGAAACTATTAAAAGGTTAGAAGCTTATCAAGATTACAAAAAAGAGTTCCATACCAAGTGGGGTGATCAACATAGATTGGATAGATTGGTTGGTGTGGACTTCAGGGTTAAGTTTATGAAAGCAGAGCAAATGTTTAAAGCATCAGCACTTGAGAGAAATGATGTAAAAACAGTCAAAATGATTGATATGATGTATCGAGCTTATGCAGCTTTAGAAGATCAAATGCAAACTCTGGGTTATAAACCACTTGAACCTCACATACGCTGTTTTGATTGGGATGGAGTTATTTGGTATGTTACAGACTTAGATTATGAAGTTCCAAGAGCAATGCAACGATATAAGCATGAGGGTAAAGCTAATTTTATTAGCATACAGGAATTGCTTAGATGTGTTCCAAAAGAACTAATGGATATGCGACTTGAATTAGCAATAATGTTTGAGGGCAGTAAGTTTGTGAGGATAGAGAAGAAATGATTTCTTTTGATACTGACTTAAAAGCAGGACAAAAAGTTGAGGACTCAGTTTTATCTATG